ATTCGCTTCAAGGTCATGTCATAACTCCCGCCGCACTAAAGCGGCTAATTCTATGTCTAAAGAAAGCGCACCGTTTGGCAACTCTCCGATGCGCCAAGGTGCGGGTTTTAATCGCATAAGTCCGGTCGTTGGTGAATCGTAATTCATGCGCAGCACTGCGCCCATTAGGCGCTCTGCGTCATCGGTCAACGCGTCGCTGTCTTTGCCTAGGCTCTGACGATCGCGGCCGCGCTCGTAGTAAACTGTAAGGGAATAAGTGCGCTCAAGATAAACGATGCCGCCAGACCCAATAGCCGGCGCATCGGCCAAGCGCTGCAAGTTGCCGCCGCTAGCTAAAACCGAAAAGCGCCGCCATGCTTGGCGGCCTAGCGGCTCGATGCGGTCCCACTCGACCATTGCAGGCGTGCCGGTCATCGTCGCACCTTTTACGGTCTCAACGATAAGCGCTCGCACTGGATCGGATGGCCACGTCATCTAGTGACCCAGACCCGCGCTAGGCTGCTCTTCGTGTCGCCCTGTGGCGTGTCGTCAGCGTCGGTATCGACCCAGGCAAAGCGGTCTAGTGTGTCGCGCAAGTAGGCGTTGGCCTGCTCGTTGGCCTCTTCTGCCAGGTCGGCATAGTCCGGCCCCATTGAGCCAAACTCTTGCGCCGCGCACCTGGCACAAATCGAGGCTTCCAGTTGATCCCACGAGCGCAAGTTATACCAGCCAAAGCCGATGCGCTCCATGGATTCAACGACAAGCGTCAGCGCCGTGTCTAGGCTGACGCTAAAATCGGGATCTTCCGGCCTGCCCTGATCGAGCAGCGCAGGATAGCGCCGGGTCAAGCTTGCATAGTTCGCAGGCTGTACCAGATTGGCCGAAGTGATAGCGACACGCGTAACCTCGCGGTGTTCGTCGCCTGCCTCATCGTCGGCGATAACCTCGAAGAGGTAGACGCCAGCGTCAAGTGTTGAGGTAGTGGCCGAGCCTATAGCGACCTGCACCTCATTGACGACGATGCGATCGCCTGATGCAACGTCGATCGGCAAAGGATCGAATAGCACCGCATCGGTGTTGCTGGTGCCGACCTGAAAAGGCACCGAAAAGCTGCGTAGGCTTTCCATCGTGCCAAGGCTCTGCGGCTGAATCATCAGGTTACGCCAACCGCCTGCAAGGCTAGCCACCGTTCGCACGATGCGGTCGCCTCGCTTGCTGCTGCTGTTGTGCGCTGTCGTGTCAGGCATCGAGCCGACCACGTTATTAGCGCTGTCGACTAGATCGCCGTTCTCTTTGTACAAGCGCCAACTAAAGGTTGCGGCAGCAGGCCGGCCAAAGCTGCAAACGTGCCGAGCGGTGCCGCCTGTGCTTTTGTGGATTGTTTGAATCATCGCCGCTTTAACTCCTGCATCACCGCCGCCATATTCTCGGCCAAGCGGTCAATCTTTCCGTCAAGCGCTTCTAGCCGCTCGATGCGGCGGTCATGGTCGTCAAGCCTTTGCTCGACTACCGGCAAGCGTTGAGAAGCAAGCACCGCGCCATCAACCTGGGCCTTTGCTGTGCTGGCAAACCACAGCAGTAAAACCCACGTTACTAAGTGCGTCATGAAGGTCAGGTGCTTGCTCTCTATGCTCACGATTTAGCCTTTGCCTTTTTGGCTGGTGCCTTCTTCTTCGGTTTAGGCTTTGCCGGCGCTTTCTCAACTTCGAGGTAGCGCTGAACCTGCCAGCCTTGTTTCTCATAGTCTGCCACGTCACCAGCAGCGACAAGCCTTTGCCTGCCGCTGCTGCTGACCATGTAAGCGTCAGAGGCCATTAGGCCGACTGCACGCAAACAAGAGAATGACTCACACGCGCGCACCCGCCAACGTATCCGGCGACGATGTTTGTGCCCCCCGACCCTATGAGCGCAGTCTCTTCTGCCCGGATGTTCGGCTCTTTCTGCATCACGTAGCCGATCGACTCATTGATAGCGACAAGCGCGCCCTTCTTGGTGTTACCAGCGCCAAGAATGCCGTTCGTCTCAAGGTCAACGCCACCGCCTGCGCCGTTGATAAACCCTGAGGTTACAACGCCAGCCGATGCGATGATGGGCACGCCATAGTAGCCGAAAGCAACGCCGCGCGGGTTAAGCGCAGGATAAGTTGCCATAATGTCCTCACGGCTAATGTAGTTGCTCGATGCACGAACAGCCGCACGAAGCGCCGACACCTGCGACGGATGAAGCACGAAGGCCAAACCGTTGCTGCCGCCATAAGCCTTAGCTAATGCGTTGTTACCTTCGGCAACTTCAAGCGCTAGCTCTAGCGTGTGGATGTCCATGGCCGCGGGATTGCCGCCACCATCGGTGCTGTTTGCGCAGTCTCTTGCGCCTGAGAACGTGTCTTCAAAGACCGCGCAGACCTGCACGTTGAGCGCATCAGCAAGGGCCTTACCAAGAGCGCCGCCCATACCGATCCAGTCTGGGGTCTGGGTTTCTCTTGCTAGGGTGGTTAGCTGGATAGCGGGAACCTCGACCGGACTGGCCACAACACGCGTGCCGATAGGCGTCACGGCGGCAGGCGTAAGCGCTGCACCTTCGACGACGCCAGCGGCGGTTAAGGTGTTAAGTTCGCCGAACTTATAAGCAACAAAACCGGTTTGGTTGTTGCACAGTTCGCGCAGATTGGCGTGATCGCCCATGGATTGGAGCAAGACGCCTGACATTAGCTCGTGCGGGATAAGCCCGGCGAGCGTGGTGGTTGTAGAAGCTGGCATTTTTTATTTCCTTATTTTTAGCCGTAGAACCGTTGTAAATATGCCTGTTGTTCTTCCCGCGTCATCTTCGCAATTTCCTGCGCTGTCGCTTTGCCTCCGCCTGTTACGGCTTTGACTCTGCCCGCGCTGGGCTGTGCTCCGATGCTGCGAGGTTGAACCGCAGACCCGTTTTGGCCTTGCAATGATTCGGCAAGAGCAACCGCGTTTTCGTAGGCTTCAAGATCTGGCGTTTCGCCAAGCTGTCCCTGTAGGTGCTCGCGAACCGTATCGGGCAAAGACTCAAAGCGGCGGTCAACGCTTTGCCTGTGCTTGTTGCTCAGGCTCTGCAATCGTCCTTGGTTAGCCTCAAGCTTGGCCAAGATGTCGGCGGCCTTGGCCTCCGCTTCTTGTGCTAGTTCTTGGTAGCGTCCCTGCGCTTCTTTCTCTGCCCTGTCCCTGTCAGCCTGCGCCGCTTCGAGTTTGGCTAGTCGGTCCTCTGCTGCCCTTGCTCTTTCCAAAGCTGACTGGCGGCGGTTGATCGCTTCCTCTAGTTCTCTGCGGTTGACGGTTTCGGTGGCTGCGTCCGCTGCTACCTCGGCGGCATCCGCCGCCTTTACTTGCTCGGTCATCGTTTGACCCTCCTTTTACTAACGCCGCTGAATGCGGTCGTCAAATATCTCCTGAAGTAGATTTAAAACTCGGCGCTCAATCTCTTTGCGCCGCTTACCGTTGCGAGGCCCTAGGCCAAACCATGGCCGAAGGCTGTTTGTATATTTTGCCTTCTCTGATGCTAGCGGCGCAGGATGGCCTGAGATAAGGGCCTTGGCGCTGCGCCTGCCCTTTTTGGCGCTAGGGTTGTCCCTTCGCCCCGTGCTCCTGCTCTTGCCTGCTTTGCGCTTCGATATGGCAGCAAGAGCGAAGAACGCGTTTTTTGTGTCCTTGTCTAACTTGCGCCATGCCTTTTGTAGCAGTGTCCGCTTTGGCGGTTGCACGGTATCCACGAAGGACAACACAACGCTGTTAGCGGTCTCGTCTGTTGGCTTCATGGAGTTAATCATATGAGCGCTCGAAGTCATATCGACGCGCGTTGGGCGGCCAGCGGCATCTCGCACCTTAGAATAAAGATCACTGTAAGGCTTAAACGGTCGCCCGTATTTATTAATGCCCATGTCTTGCGTTTCCACTATGATGCGGCTTTTAACTGCTAGGGCAATTCTGCGCATGTTCATCTTGCCAATAGGCTTGCGCAGAAAACTAAAATCATAATCGCGATCGACCTTCATGCCCCAGCTCATAGCATCGCCCCAGCCTTGCGGTTTAGGTCGTCGCCATCTCGCGCAAAGATAACGCGGCCATCTTCCTTAGCGTCGCGCAGGCTTGTGGTGATTAGCGTATGCCGGCAACGCCAGCCGCCTAGGCTTGGAATGACGGGCGGTTGCCTGCCGTCTTTGTCGCGTAGCCTGCGGATGTTCGCATAGGCCGGGTCGTTGCCGATGGCTGCCAGGTCTTCCAAGGTGACGACGACGCCACGCATAAGCCGGCAGAATGGCCGCGTAGTGCTGATCGTCGTGCCCTGATAGATGAAGTGTCTGACGCCTGCCTCGCTGGCCTCGATGAATTGGATCTGGCGAACCATGGAGGCAAGCGCTGTTTCGACCGCAGCACCTGCCAAGTTAACCCACTGCCTAAACGACCCGCTAAGGTCAGCCGTTAGCCTGATGCTGGCGCGGCCAGGTCCGGCGAGGCCCTGCACTAAATCGCCTATGGGCGCATTCGTCAGCATAGCCGCCTCAACTATCTCTTGAATGCGGCCGGTCATCGTAAACCATGAGTTATCGAGGTTGCGCGTCATGTTCGAGGCGAAGGCCGCAAGGGCGCTTTCGCTCAGCGCCAACTGCGCAGCGTCGCCGTCGGCCTCGCGCTCTAGGTCGGTCGCTATGTCGCCGTAGAGACTCCGCACTGTGGTCTGAAAGCCTAGGCGGTTTAGCTCGCTGGTTAGGCGCTGACGCATCAACAAGGCGCGCTCTAGATTCATCCGCGTGGTTTCTAGCCTGCCCTCGTCCGTGTCTAACTCAACCACCAGTTCAGCGGCGAAGCCTTCAAGCCTGGCAAGTTGCCGGCGCAAGGCTAGCTCGAAGGTTGATGCTATGCCCTCGGAGTTGATCGTCATTATCTATCTGCCGGGTCTTCACTGCCAACGATACCGAGCGCAGCCTCGGCAAGGCCCATGCCTGCCGGCCTGATCTGGGCGCGGTTAGCGTCCGTGTTAGCGGCTAGGCGATCTTCGGCCTCTTGCTCGCTGATGCTCAAGGCTCGCGCCATGGCCTGCGCAGCGGTCAGCCAGTTCTTACTAACGTCGTGATCTAACACGCGGCGCTGCGCCTCTTCGTCGGTCGGTATCGTGGTGGGCCCTGGCCTCCAGACCATGCGCAAAGACCAGTCTAGCTCTTGAGCGCCTAGCGGCACCGCGTAGGTGTTCCAGCAGGCGCGAGCGATCTGCCAAGCGTCGTCCTCTTCGACGCGCTCGTAGCGACTGATAGCCTGCGCCCTCGCAAGTTCGCTTTCGAGATTCTCGACCTTGAGCGCCACGCCAGACAACTGCGGCCTGTTCTTCGGTGCCCAACTCGAAGGCGGCAGCCCTAGGCGCTGCGCTTGCTGCAGTAGGTAGTCTTGCAAGAGTTCGACATGCTCAACTAGGCGGCTGTCGCTGGTGATGCTCTGCAAGCTTTCGCCCTCTTCTAGCACGGTGACGCCGCCAGGCGTGATATTGAGCGCACCGCGTGCGCGCTCTGTGTCAAGCGCTGTGGCGATGTAGGAGCCGTAGCCGCTGGTCTGCGCTCGCATGTTAATGTCGCACCAAGTCGAGTTGACGGCGTCTTGGCTATGGATCAGATCGACGGGCGGCCGCGGGTAGACGATGCCGTGGCCTTTCTCACGCTGAACCCAGACCATAGGCAGCACCGTGCGGCCGTCTTCGTCTTTGATAGGCGCGGTGAAGTCCATGGCATCATCGAGCGCGCCTAGCTCAAGGTGGCCATCTTCGCTCATAACTACGGCCTGCCATTCGTCGCGGCCCTCTTCGGTCTCGCCGCGCCAGTAGGCTAAGAATCGGCGGTTGCCTTGGTCGTTGGCGCTGATGCCGTCGGCGGTTGCCAGTTCGATAAGGATAGCATGCGCTGCAGACACGTCGTCCGGCCGGTCCACGTCCGGCAGGATATGCACAAGGTGGGGTTGCACGACGTTGGCCTCAACTCGCTGCCGCCAATCGTTCCAACCGAACAGAAGCAGGCCCGCACCAAATAGATGAACAGTGCGGTCAAGCCGTTGCCAAACCTCCCAATAGGCGGCGTCTTTCTGCAATGTCTCGAATGCCTCGATGATGGCAGGATCATCGACCGCCTCGCCTTCTCTTTCGTCCATCAGCGTGCGCGCCGCTGGCGTTAGGTAAACGGTCGCCTGCTGATCGATCCAACGGCGCAGCACCGGCAGCATCATATCGCGCGGGATGCGTCGCCATGTCTCCGGGAATTGCTGTTGTAGTTGCTCGATCAGGCCCTCTTGCTGTGCGCCTTGATAGTAGTCGCCGAGCCGCTCGCATGCGCCGCGGTAGCCTTGCGGCCTCCAGTTGTCTGAGGCCTTTAGGATCTGGCCAAGCCAATCCGCTCTGGTGCTTGTGGCCTTGCTGCCCATATCGCGCATTAGCTCTGAGCCTTGGCGCTCTAACAAATCTCGAATCATCGCAACCGCCTTTCGTGGTAGCGGCGCACAGCCTGTGCAGGCTGGCGCTCGTGTTCCACCGTCCGGCGGTTTATGCCTTCGACATTAGCCCAGAAATAGCGTGCGGCATCACAAGCGTGATCGTGCACGTTATCTTTCTCTGGTGCCTCTGTGTTGCCTTTGAACCTGTAAGAAAGCAACGACCTATGCAAGCCGCGCTTGCTGCCATGCGTTAGGCGCTCATGCACTAAGAAGCGAGGCGGCGAGCCATCGGCAGGTTCCATAGCTGCACGCATCACCTCAAGGCCAAAGGCTATGCGCCTAACCCTGCTGCTCGTGCGGTAGCGCGCCGGAATGCCCGCACGCCTTAGAACG